TAATTATCCAATCCTCAGCAGGGAATGTATCTAATCAAGATACATCCAAAATTGGATCTATCTATTTACCTATATCCCGCGTTCCCACTACTAGTGGGAATAACTTCTGAATCATAACTGTTCTAAACGACTGATTTTGTTTAACTTCCCCCATTGGGGGAAGTTGGATTACAACCGCCCGTGACAGTTAGAGCGACTCATTCAGAACTTCAAATACTGAATTGTTAAGGGTATGCTGATTTTTAGCACACCTTATCAATAAAGGTGCTAAATAAGCTCACCCTAATGGCGCGGACGTCTGCTTATAGGTAAGTGTCGTAATATCTACGACATCTCTATGATTTTAATCATCAGCGATGTGCCCAAATTAGAGCATACCTTGCCAGCCTTATTCATAGCATAACTGCCAGTGGCGAACATGGTAGTTATAGATGTAGGTGTCCTAAATTTGAGGACACCCTGTAGTGCCCAGTCACCAATGGTGATTGGACTTATTCACTTGATGTTTGAAACGCGCAATAGCACGCTGGCAAGTTGATATTGGATAACAGGCTTTTAATGACCATGCCCAAAGTTGGGCAGGGGTCCACTCACCTTAAAGAAGTCATAGACAATTGATTCTATTGCTAACGCAAAATTGCGTTGGCTGTGCAAAGATACCTCCCCAATCTTGGGGAAGGTTAAATTTTCTACATCAATGTCAATAACAAAGTGTTTTTAAAACTTAGAAGATTTTGTCACCACTTACCGTATTAACAGGAGTGGTTACTGTAGGTGTAAAATACATGATCCAAATTTGGATCATGAACAATATCAGATATTTAGAAAAGGGTAGACGTGAATGTACGCTATAGGGTCTCTCAATTTTTTGGGAAAATCTCATTTCACAGTCAATCAATAATGAGATAATGAATGAGTAATTAGCTGCCACTTTGAGTATTCAACCCGAGGTTGTAAAGCCCGTAATACATACCTTCTCTGCCAAGTTGTTTTTCAGCATGCATATAAAAGTTAATTTCCACCGTTGGTGGTAATTCAATAACGGCGTTTGTTGGGGTCTGCCTAATGTGACATCGTCACAACCTTTTTTATGGAATCTTAGAACCCTTATTGCGGGGATAGATATAAGCAAAGTTGAGGGTATTTACTATAAGCGCAAAAGACATTCTTGTTATTAGCCTTGTTTAGGATGTTCTCTAATGGAGTAGTACGACATCCACGATCTGTAGAAGTCTTATAGCACGGTTATTTGTCTGTGCTTCAATAGTGCGTTTGACACTATGCCACATTTGGATATTTTCATAACTACTGTGTTAGCTCGGCTATCGCTTTTGTATTTGTATCAATACCAACAATAGAGTCAATTTTGACTTTAAGCCATTTATTTGGCCGACCATAAATATCAGGCTCAGGTAAAAAGCCAGACTTTCGACGCTGGGTGATGGTATCGTCAGACTTCCAACCAAAAATGGTTTTAATATCCGCTGTTGTATAGTAAGCGCCTGTCACAATTTTAATTCCTTATTCAGATTGTTTGTAATATGCTCAGTGTTATCGATATAGGGTTTTATGAGGTCCTGCACCTGAAGCTTGCTGAGGTAGTAAGCTTCAGGTGCAGCGGTGAAGTACAACCCCAAGTCTAGGTGTTATATCCACTAATTTTTATTAAGTCGGTCTGCCGCCTTGGGTATTCGACATTAAGTCGTAAACCCCGTATTCAGTGTCTTCTTGGGTATGCTGTTTTTTAGCATACCTCTAAAATTAAATTCTCTCAACTTGAGATGATTCAATAAGACTTGTCTGTAAATATCATATTGTAGCTGTAGCGATAGGTGTGCAAATGATACGCCCAAGTGCTATTTATAATAATGTCAGATGAATCACTTTTGAATTATCAGTAGTATCAAGTATTTAGATTATAGGGTGTTAACTTCTTTACACCCTAATCAATGATTGATGATCTATTTAGAAGTATTACTATAAATCTAAGGGCTTCATAATATACATTTCATCTATCTAGCCTTAATTTATGCGTTACATTACCAAAACTTAACAAGTACAAAAAACAGGTTGCGCGGTGCTTCCATGGGGTTGTTTTGCTAACAACTACACGTGCGCGATTATTTGCCGTTTTAGTCGTGCATTTTTGATTCGTTAAATCATACTTTAGCAGTAAATCGACAAGTTGGATGTCCTTATCTTTGATGGTAATCAAATATATTGTGGTGATTTTCTGATACTAAAATCAACTTGCAACTTTCTTTCATGGGGTTAAATTGCTGACGCAACCTATCAGTAGCTATATATAATATTTGAATAGGTCTAAGTAGGAATTTTTGACTATATTTTAGATATAGAAATGACGCTTGCTTTCACGATGTTCAAAAAAGTCGCAAGTTAACAAAGAGAGTATTCCAGAGCCAATCTAACCAGCTATAAGATTTGAAGTAAAAACAAGGAAGTGCCCAATGGCTAAGAAGCTATGGAAGGACGTCACTGAAGACGAAAAAATGAAAATGAAGCAGTTTGTTATTAATAATCCACCAAACACACCGCTGACGCCTGAATATGCAGCGAGTTATCTTGGCGTATCAACAGCCACCTTGCAAAAGATGCGCTGCGAAGATACCAACGGCATACCATTTTTTAAGCCGCGAGCTCGATGTGTGGTTTACTACAAGAGCGACTTAGATGCGTATTTGACAAGCTCGCCAGCCTATCGCTGCACTTCTCAATACACTTAACTACATGAATGCTTCAATAAGTATTGGGAAGCACTTACCGGCAAGTATAGGATTGGATGTACTCCAACTACCAATAGCGAATAGATTAAGCCTACTGATTATTCGGCTGGATTGCGAACAGTGATTTTTCAATAAGTTTAATGACTTCAACAGAGTTCTATCTATGGATTGAATCTATATTAAAGGGAGAATAAAATGATTAAGTGGTTAAGCATGACACAAACAGCAAAGGAGTTAGGGTTTAAAGACCCTCGCACTTTCCGCGATAATTATATGGATCAATACCCGCCAGATAGGGTGAATAAGCATTTAAAATGGTGGAAGCAAACGACGGTTGATCATATTAAAGAAACTGAGTTTCCAGATAGAACAAAGAAAAGCTAAGTACAAACCTCTATTCATCCGAAAATAGGATTAACGACGCAACCAGTTAGCCCTGGCGCCGGTCATTCATAACAGCTAAGCTGCCAAAGATAACACTATGATTAAGATTAATAGCTACCGCACAGACTCTCACATGGCACCCCATCACCATCCCTATCTAAATCATAGTTACCACACTCAAAAGCTTCCTCAGCCTGACTACAGCTTGTCATCTCATAACAGTACAGAGGCAACTCTCTACAGTTATCAGCATACTCTTTATCATATGTTGGTTCATCGTTTGCATATATTTCGTTGTGAGTACCGCTTTTAGAAAAGAGCTTCTGAGTATTGACATACCCATTATCATTTGCCTTGCCAGCTACACCTATTTGACTGTAAATAATAGACCCAGCTATAGAAAATACAATCAAGAAGGCCATTGTTTTTCTATAAGGGAGTAGTGCTTTCAATAAATAAAATGCAGCCCATAGCGCAATACCTATGATAAGTACTGCGATGAATGTCTGAATGATAAAGAATATGCTCATAACCCAATCACGGGTGCCAAGACTCCAATAAGCCATAAGCCAACGGCTATTTTCAAAACTTGCTGTCTTGTAAGTTTCGACTGCTTAGCAATCGCTATGAACACAAACGGTAGGCATAAGACGCCAGCCGCGGTAGTGGCTATGAAACCTACTAATCCTATTATGTGCTCCACGAAGTAAGAGTAATATGCACTAATAAGTATCACGGCGCCTAGCAACGAACTAAAAGCATAAAGTCCATATCTAATGATCTGTTTTTTCACAACCCTTCCTTGTTAGAACACTTGCATATCAAAGATGCTTAGAATGTGATTGATAGCCCATGTCAGCGGCAGATAGACCACACAGTACACAATACTACCCAAGATAGCTAAAACGCCAAGTACGACAATAAGTCGTGAGTAAAGCCATACCACTCCGTACACCAAGAGTTGTAAACACTCAATCGCCTTGCTAGAGATAGTAACCTTATGAACTGATCTCAAGATACCTCCTCACCTGATTAGGGATTGCCTTCTTACTGCCTTAGCGCTAATGCTCTATCTAAACAACTAGATATTAGCGCCCGAGCACTTCCTTACCTAACATATTTATAAGGCAATCTGCTAACTAAGTTGGTAGGCTTTATCAGACATACGATATAACAACCCTTCTATGAAGTCACGCAAGTTATCAACAAAAGATAAGCGCATCTTGCCAGCAATAATAAGTAATCATTTAAGCCTATATAATTTCTACCACTCAATGTTGTCGTTTAGGTTCTCCAAGTAGTTAACATTCTCTGCTGTTTTCGGGTCAGCCTTTATCGCTGGCAAGCCGCGTGCATATAGTGCTTGTAGTTTTCCAGTTTGCGGAGTATTTCTAGAAGGAGATGGAGAGCTAGGTTGTTGACCGGGTAAATTCAAGGTTAACCCGCCTGCGGTCACCGCCTTGCCACCATCATTTCTAGCTAAAGGATTAACGCCATAGACGATAGATTTCACTTCTCCTAACGAGGATGCGCCTAGCATTGAACCTAATATTTTGTGTCCTAGCGCGTTCTGATCTTCCTTACTCATTTTCTTACGACTGCGTTCTGGCACCGCATTAAGCACCAAGTCGAACGCCTCTTGATATAGGTTTAGAAACTCTTGCTTATTTTTCGCCGTTCCCATACCTTTTAGTTTCGTGCCAGCTCGTGCAAACGTAGCAGTCGTTGCGGCATCCGATTTTATACCTAAGTTTTTTACATCTTTTAATGCAGTATTGACGCCTTTAGTAATATTGCTATTGTAATCTGTCACCGTTAAGGGCTTGACCGTATTACCAGCCTTGCTTTTAGATGGCTTTGCTGCCAATGGTTGTGTGAGTGTAGTTTGCACGCCGCCCACTGTGCTTGACCGATGTTTCACTAGGTAGTCAGTAAGTGAGGTTCCTAATTGGTCTTTAGGATTGTAGCGGCCATCAGTCTGCACAAACTTATTCATACCACCTTTACCGCCAAGATGGGCGACGGCAACCAAGCCGCCTAATGTCACCGGAACGCCATTAATTACTTTGCCTACTGCACCGGTTGCTTGTGCTGCGCTAATCAGATCGTTTATGTGCCACTCATTAACGGCTCTCTGCTGTGCTGCTGGCAAGTTTTTAAACTGGCCTGCTGATATAGGTCTTGAGCCTGTTGCTGAAGCATAATCTTTTAGACGGTCATCACCCATCTGTATCAAGCCGCCATAGCTTTTGCCGTTGGCATTGGTTCTAAAGGCACCGCTGTTACCGCTGCTCTCTGTACCAGTGAGTGAGCTTATAATCCCATTGACTTGACTGGCTCTATCTTTGCCAAGCGTTACACCTGGTGTCTGCCCTTGGTCTACTCCTGCTTTGTATAAATACTCTTCCATCCGATTGTATGTCTGTTGGTCAATACGTCCTGCAGCAAGCTCACCCTGAATGTATGCTAATGATTGTGCGTGCCCTGCTTGGTTGTTTTGCTTATCTATCGCGTAGCCATGCAGAGTTTCATCACGCTGTGTTTGATTCCCAAACTTAAGACCCTCTAAGCTGACGGTATAACCATAGTCGCGCCGTGCTTTGTCAGCGTCTTTGGCATCATCGATTTTTGCCTCGCCTAGCCTTAATGACAATCTGTCGCTATTTTCATCTAGAGCTTTGCGCCTCTCTGCCTCATAAGCGGTTTTCTCTGCGGCTAAGGATTGACCATTCTGTAGTTGCTTATAGCCATTATATAATTGGTCGTAGGTCACCGAGTCGGTGCGGATAACCTTGCCTGTTTCTTTATCGATGATGTTTTGGAAGTAATACTCGTTGCCGTTTTCGTCGGTACGTGCGGCGATATTGCCTTTCACGTCACGGTCAACGCTAATTTTGTAGGGTAAATCGCTGTGACTGTTTGCGCCTTCAACGATGGCATTGATAGCGCCGTTCTTATCGCCTAAGTTTTTAAAATACTCAACCTGATTGAATGTCTTTCCATAATTTCTGGCGTTGACTGAATCGGTGCGAGCGTCTTTTGTTTCATCAAGTTTAATTTGATTGCCTTGCAAGGTTACATCATGGTTTTGCTGTTCTCGTAAATCCGCCTGCTGTTGGCGGTTGCGGTTGTACTGCTTGTCTGCTACACGCTCAGCCTCGTCTTTTTTGTCCTGATCATAACCCATGATATTTTTGGCGAACTGATTAGTGAACTGTGCAATGCCGGTTAAGCTACTCATAACAATCTCCTAGTTACATCCAAACGCCGGTGCCGACGGTGGTCTTTGCTGGCTTATTTTTATATTGATCCCATGCTTTGAAAACGGTGCCACCAAGGTCGGCCCAGCTTTTAGCAGCGTTATCGGCATTGGTTTGCGACTGTGTGGCGCGGTTGGCATAGGTTTTTGATAGGGCGGTTGACGCGCTATCAATGTTTGATTGCACGCCATTTAGCTTATTGATGCCGGTTTGATTGGCGTCTTGGTAACGTGCAAAGGTTAAATCTTTAGCTCGGTCCATTTCTTGCTGGCGCGACTGATTGATAGTGCCTGCCAGCGCAAGTGCTCGTGATAAAGATAAGTCTCTTCCTAATGATTCAGCACGCCCGCTATTGGGATTAATACCCATGCGTTGCATGCCTCTAATTCTGGCGTTCTCTGAATTGGCGAACTGAGTATTTACATCACCGATGGCGCGAGTAGTGACACCCTCAATATCAGGCTTAACCCCCTGCGTCACCAGTGATAGATAGCCTTTTTCAATCGGGCCGTATATCTTCTCGTAGTCCTCCTGTTTCTTTTTGGCAATCTCCATTTGCTCTTTTTGCAAGGCAAGCGAGGCGTCGCTATAGCCGTCCGCTTTTTGCTGCTGCTTTTTTTGCTCTTTACCGCTAAGCAATCCACCAACCCCACCAATGACGGCACCAGCCGGGCCACCTGTTAAAAAGCCTGTCGCCGCACCTAAAACTCCACTTAAAAACCCCATAATGTCCTCGCTTGTTTAATAATGAATATGACGTTGACGAATTTCAGACATGCCAAAAACCCAATCATCTGTTAATGACTAGGTATCTGTTTGTTGTGAGGTGGCAAAGACTGCCTAATTACTGCAAGTGGAACAAGGTATTACTATGTTTTAATTATAGCAAAATGCATTGTGAATGTTCTGTTTAATAACAAACAATTCGTGTGCATCTGCAGGCATTGATTATCAGGCGCTCACCCAGTGAGAGAAGGGTGAAAAACAGTAGTCTTTTGCTTTAGAGAATACGGATTATGGGGTTTGCGGACTTGGTACGAATACCCAAGGCGTTATTGCTTGCCTTTAAATTTAGGGTGAAAATTCCGTAGATTCAATGGGTAGGAATTGCGTTACTCAGATTTATATCTTATTAGGAAAAGCCGGAAAACGTTAGAGCATATCAGTCAAGAAATGCTCTAACTGGTTAGTGTGGTTATAGTCTCAGCTCAACTCCAAAATAGCCTCATAGATATGTCGCTCCGCATTACTCAGGTACTCCTGTACTTTGCGCACATGGCTGCGCTTAGTCGTACCTTCACCATGCTCATACTCACTCACTACTGACTTGCTAAGCCTCGTATAAGACATGCCATACAAGTAATAACGCTTTATAATACTCGCCCACATCATAAGCTCTTTATCACCTGACTGTCTCATGCCAGCCAGCTCGCGGTCTATCAACGTGTAGTATGCCTGATCATCCATATTCCACAGTACCGGGCGACTTCTTTCGCGACTTTGTTGAACGTTGTTGCATAGTATTTTTGCCATAGGCGATTTATACCCCAAATGGGCGCCTACCGTACCACGATTATTACAAAAGTCACCCCAGCCAGTTAACCAACCTTGTACCTCTAATAGCCCAATTACCTCAGTTTTTTCAGTGGTGTCGCTCATATGCTGCCCTCAAAATAATGTATAATAATTTTGCGAACGACATTGCTCTGTTACTTGCCAGCCTAGAGCACTCATGCGACCAACATGGGTGCTTTTTATTGTTCTAATCAACAGGTTGCTATGATGAGAATTGCTGGAATATTAATGCTCATAATTACTCGCGCCCATAATCTGGTATGTCATCCAAATCATGCATTGCTGGCATGTGATTGGTGAAGCGCGCATATTGACCTTCAAAACCTAGTCTTACAGTTCCAGTCGGTCCGTTCCGATTCTTGATAATTATGATATCTCCCATACCGTCAAGCTTGCCACTGCCGCCCTTGTCCTTCTGCTCATAGTAGTCGTTACGGTAAACCATAGCGATAATATCAGCATCCTGTTCAATGGTTCCTGAGTCTCGCAAGTCTGACATGATAGGGCGCTTGTTAGGGCGCTTCTCAACCTCTCGGCTTAACTGTGATAGCAGGAACACAGGACATCCGAACTCATGGCCTAGTGCTTTAAGCGTGCGAGTGATTGTACTGATATTATCAATTTTATACTGCCCATCAAGCCCGCCCATTATTTGCAAATAATCAATACCAATAGCTGATAGCTTGCCGCCAGTCTCACGCTTTATTTTATTTAGATAAGTGCGTATCTCAGCAATGGTAATATCCTTTTTATCAACGATGGTAAGAGGCATGTTCTCTTGGTCTGAGATAAAGCGCTGCATCCGTGCCCACTCATCTACGCTAAGCTCACCTTTTCTGATAGCGGTCAGGTCAATGTCAGCTTCAGCACTTGCCAACCTATCCATAACCTGATCAGATGGCATTTCTACACTAAAGAACACGGCTTCACCTTCTCGATACTTAGCAATATGTGTAAGCCAATTCATAACTAGTGCAGTTTTGCCCATTGAAGGACGTGCCGCGACGATAACTAAGTTACCAGCATCAACCATCATCAAGTTATCAAGTTCTGGGAATCCGCTAGCAATAAAGTTATGAATACCATCTTTAGCTGCGGCGATACGTTCAATCATACCTCCCATCAGCGAACCAACTCGTGAATGATCGTTAGCAGTGTTACCTATTTCAAGGTTAGCAATAGCTCTCATGACCTCGTTGTTAATATCGATAGTCTTATTATCTCCCTCCTCAAGTTTCTGTATGCCATACATCAACTGGGCAATGGACTGCCTACGGACTGAGCGGCTCTTTACCACATCAGCATGACTACGCAGACTACTGAATGAGATATTAGGGGTCATACCCATTTGAGCGAAGTAGTTTTTTGGACATAAATCCTCATTAAGCTGGTTACGCTCCTCAAGTAGATTAGCCACCATAACCTCATCGTAAGGCTTGTTGTCCATCGCCAAATCACTAACTGCCTGATAGATAAGCTGGTGCCTTTCTGCTGCAAAATCTTCTGAAACAAGGATGTCACTAACTTCATCAAAAGCACTATCACGGCCTAACAATTGGTTTAAAACGGACTGCTCAATCTGGATGAGCCTCTTTTTATCATCAATCATTTGGCTACTCCTGCAATCTTAATGTTTGAATTTTTAGCTCTGTAGCTACCCCAGTCACACGGCACAACCAATAAGTTCTCCTGCAGTCTATCCCATGCTCTATCGCCCAAGAACTCCTGCAAGCCCTTAATGTCCATATTGGTTGTTATGATGGTGGGCGCTCTTTTGTACCGTAGAGCGATTATCTGAGCAATACGCTCGCGGTCTTTATCGTGCCCGTCACCCGCTCCTAAATCATCAATGATGAGCAGCT